TGCCGCTGGAGATCGACGGCGAAGAGCGGTACCTGATGCTGATGCACACGTTCCAGTTCGACTCGATGAAGTCGAACACGGCGACGGGCCAGTGGCTGGACATCCAGAAGGCGGCCGCCGCGGCGCAGGGCGCGAAGAACCCGATCTTCACCGGCGCGGAAGGCATGTATGCGGACGTGATCCTGCACAAGCACCGCAACGTGATCGGCTTCGGCGACTACGGCGCTGGCGCGAACCTGCCGGCCCGCCGCGCGCTGTTCCTCGGTGCCCAGGCCGCGGTGATCGCCTACGGCTCCCCGGGCACCGGCATGCGCTTCGACTGGACCGAGGAGTCGAAGGACCACGGCAACGCCGTGAAGATCGGCACGAACTCGATCTTCGGCGTGAAGAAGACGACCTACAAGTCCAAGGACGGCACCGTCCAGAAGGACTTCGGCGTGTTCGCCTGCGACACCTACGCGAAGGATCCGAACGCTTGATGCAGGGGCCCCTCCGTGGGCCTCTCGTCGTTCATCCGCAACTTCAAGGAGCCCGCCGTGGCCAAGTTCACCACCAAAGTCTTTTCCAAGATCAAGAACGTCCCGCAGCCCGAGTCGGCTGCGCTCATGAGCGTGCCGGTCGACATCGACTTTCCGGCAGCCAACTACGCCGTCGGCGACATCATCGAGGTCATCGAGGTGCCGCCGGGCGTGGTCCCGCAGGACTGGTCGCTGCACCTGCCGGACATCGACACCAACGCGACGCCGACGATCGCGTGGAGCTTCGGCGAACTGAACGCCGGCAGCACCGACCTGGCCGTCGTCTATGCCGCCGGCCTGACCGCTGGCCAGACCAACGCCGTGGTCCGCAACCCGAGCACCGACGCAGCCCAGGCTGTCGCGACCGGCGCGCGCCGCCTCGGGCTCAAGGTGACCGCGGCCGCTGCGACCTACGCCGGCGCCGGCAAGACCGGCCAGATGCTGTTCGACCTGCGCGGCTGATCGCCGGGCTCCGTTGCCATGGGGTTTGGGGTGGGCGCAATGCCCGCCCCTCTTTTGAAGGACGAGAACATGACCACCCTCCACGCATACAAGCGCACCGCGCCGATCGTCGTCGATCTGCCGGCCCTGAAGCTGAAGCTCAAGTTCACGCCCGATGCCGAAGGCAACGTGGTGTGCGACGTGCCCGACGGCCCGGCCAGCAAGCTGCTGCTCGGCATTCCCGAGGCCTACCGTGTCTTCGGCACCGAGCCCGCGCCGAATGTCGACGATGACGACGACGATCCGGACGCCACTTCCCCCTACATCCTGACGCAGGGCGATGGCGACACGAAGCTGGACCTGCGCACGCTGACGAAGGCGCACCTGCTCGACTTCGCGCGCGAAAACGAGATCCCGGGCATCGACAAGGACAGCAAGAAGGAAGTCGTGCTCGAGCAGATCGTCGCCTTCTTCAAGGTGCCGGACTGAGCGATGGCCGCGACGGCGCTCGTCCGCGAGGTGCTGCGGCGCGTCTCTGTCCTCCTGCAGGACAGCGTGCCGCAGTTCAACCGCTGGTCTGAAACTGAGCTGGTGGACTGGCTCGGCGACGCCGAGATGGCCATCACGAAGTTCCTGCCGGCGGCGTGCTCGCGCATCGACGCCATCAAGCTCAAGCCGGGCACGCTGCAGAGCATCGAGGAGATCGCGCCGGCCGACTGCATCCAGGCCGACGGCACGCTGCCGGTCGCAACGCTGCGCGGGGTCCAGCTGCTGCGCGCGTGGTGCAACATGGGCGCCGACGGCCAGACGCCTGGCGCAGCCATCCGCGTGATCGACGGCGACAGCCTCGATACGCTGGACCCGAGCTGGCACACGGTCAAGAAGACCGTCGTGCGGTCCTACTTCTACGACCCGGCGACGCCGCTGCACTTCCACGTCACGCCTGGCGCTCACGCGACCACGCCGGTGTGGGCGCGGATCGCCTGGATCGCCCAGCCCGCCAAGATCCCGAACACCGGCACCCCCGAGGCTCCGCTCTACGCCGCCGACGGCGCGAGCACGCTCCGGATCAGCCTCGCCGACCAGTATGTCGACGACCTGGTGAACTACGTGGTGGCGCGGGCCAACATGAAGGACACGCAGTGGGCGGACGGCAACAAGGCCGCCGCCTTCACGAACCTCTTCACGGGCTCGCTGAACGCCAAGGTGGCTTCCCTGACCGGCAGCAGCCCGAACCTGACGCGCCTCCCCTTCGCCCCTGACCCCGTCGGGGTCGCCAAGTAGGAGCCCGCCATGGAGTGGGACGCCTTCCTCCCTCACGTGCTGCCCTCGGCGCAGAGCTGCCCCGATGCGCTCGCGATCGACCACGTCATCAAGGCCGCGCGGCGGTTCTGCGAGGAAACGCTCGCCTGGAACTACGAGTGCGAACCGATCCTGTCGGCCGCCCTGGTCAAGGACTACGCGCTGCAGCTCGGCGACGGGGAGGAACTGGTGCGCATCATGGGCGCGACCGTCGCCGGCCGGGATGTGGATGTCCTGCGCGGCACCGCGGGCCGCGCAGCAGCGCGGCAGCGCCGGTCGACCAGCTTCATCTACATGGCGTCGGGCCAGCTCTCGTTCTCGGTGAACCCGGTGCCCGGCGCCGAGGGCATCGAGATCCTGACCGACATCGCCGTGCGGCCCGCGCTCACCAGCCAGGAATGGCCGGACGACCTGGCGCAGCACGTCGCCGACATCGCCCACGGCGCCATTGCGACGCTGTGCCTGCTGCCCCGGCGTGACTGGTCGGACAACACCCTTGCGATGGCGCAGGGCGGGTTGTTCGAGCGGCGCATCGACAGCGTGAAGCGGGACGTGGAGCGCGGCTACGGCCGCTCCAAGCGGCCCCACGTTTCGAGCTGGATGTGATGCGCGCCTACGGAAAACGCCCCTCCGACACGCTGGTCATCGAGCTCGACTTCCGGCCCTTCGCCGAGCAGGTCGCGCCCGAGACGGTTGTCTACACGCTGCGCGCCGAGCCCGGCGTGCTGGTGCTTGCCGAGGCGAGCGTCGACGGCCTGATCGAACTGACCGTCACCGGCGGGGAGCGCGGCCGGCAGTACGTGCTGGGCGTCGAGGCAGTGTCCTCGGGCGGCCAGACGCTGGTTCAGGACGGCCGCGTTCGCGTGCGCGAGAAGCGGCAGTGGGACGGCCTGCCGGTGATCGGTGTCATCACGCCGGGCGCTGACCCGGTCCCCGCCGGCGCTTTGCTGCTGAACAGCGGTGCCATCTTCTTCAACGTCGGCCACCTGGTGCTTGCATCATGACCCTTCGCATCCAGCAACCCGGAGGCGCTCCCAGCGACGCGTCGCCCACCCAGCTTGGGCAGATTCGCGCTGACCTCGGCGTCATGTCGGCCCAGGACACGGCCACCGCGATCGGCACGGCCGTCTCCACGCACTCGAATGCGCTTGATCCCCACCAGCAGTACTTGAAGCAGGACGAGGGCGACGCGCGCTACGTGCGCACAGTCAACGGCCAAGCGCCCGACGCCAATGGGAATGTGGCTGTCTCGTCGTCGGGCGGAGCCGGAACGATCGACGGCTCGGTCAACAGCGGATCGCCGAATGCGGTGTCGGGTGGCGCGGTCTTCACTGCTCTCGCGCTGAAGGCCAGCAGGACCGGTGACACCCTGGCCGACACCACGCTGAACGGGCTGACGGTGTTGGGCGGTGCTGTGCGAACCACCAGCACGAACATGGCCGCTGGCACGCAGATCGACACGGGCAAGCTGAAGCAGTCCAAGACCATCACGGCTGCGACGGGGCTAACCTTCAGCGGCACGCCACCGGTGGGCACGACCTTCGGGCTGGAGATCACGAACACCGGCGCCGCGACCTTCACCGTCACCATCCCGAGTTCCTTCTCGGTGGCCAAGCAGGCGCTCGTCACCTCGTTCGACCTTCCTGCCAATGCCGTCGCCTACGTCGAGTGGTATTGGGACGGCGCGCTGTACCGCATGCAAGGCGACCCGGTGCCGTTGTCCGTCAAGGCCATCGTGCGCGAGTTCCCGCTGGGCGGAAATGACACCGTGGTGCTGCTGCCCTACGCGCCGCACGCGGGCACCGTCACCGCGGTGGTGACGGACTGCGACAGCGGCACCGCGACGTACACCGTGCGAATCAACGGCACGCCGCTCGGCGCGGCAGCCAATGCTGTCAGCGCCGCGCAGGTACAGCAGACGACGGTCAACGCGAATCGCATCACGGCCGGCGCCCGCCTGACGCTGGTCCGTTCGAACAACGCGAACTGCGTGAACGGCCGTATCACGGTCCTCTACGCGCCCGACGCCCCATGAGCGCGCTGCACACCGGTCCGATGGTCGGCCTGAGCCTGCGCCGGTGGATGCCCGCGTTCGTGGCGATCAGCACGCCGCCGGCCGAGGTCGGGCCGGCTCTCGTCTCTCCGCCGAGCCTGACGGCGCTGACGGCGCAGGTGGGCGTGCCGATCGGCTACATCGGCGGCGTCTACAGCGCGGGCGATCCGATCACCGTGCTGCCGCTCTTCGCGATCGACGGCGTGGGCATCCCCGACGAGATCGGGCCGACGTACACGCCGGTCCCCGGTGACGCCGGGCGGCACCTGACCATCACCGAGACGGCCACAACTGGCTTCGGTGAGGACGTGGTCGCGGTCAGCCGCAGTGTCCAGGTGCAGACGGCGGCCGCCACCGCGGTTCCCTCGGCGCCTACCGACGTGGGCGCTGTGCCGCAGGCCGCTGGCCAGGTGCTCGTGACCTGGGTGCTGCCGGAATCGGCCGCCGACGGCACGCCGCTGGGCGGGCTGACCTCGCTGACGCTGTACCACGGCAGCACAGCCGGCCAGCAGCAGCCGGGCGGCACGGGCACCACCGCCATCGCTCTCGCCGCCAACTCGACCAGCCGCCTAGTGACGGGCCTGCCTGCCGGCGCCCGCTACTTCGCCATCAGCGCCACCAACGGCGTGGGCGAAGGCTGGACCTCCTACGAAGTCACTGCGACCGCCACATGAAGAAGCTCCTGCTCGCCCTGTTCCTGGCCATCGCCGCGCCCGCATGGGGCGCGACCATCTACGCCTGCGAGTGCGCGGCTGGCTCCGACAACAAGTGCGCCGCCGGCAACGACGCCAACGATGGCCTCTCGGACCTCGCGCCGAAGCGCACGCTGGCCGCGAGCCTCACCGCCACAGGCGGCTCGGCGCGCGTGCTGCTGGCCTGCACCGGCGGCGCCTGGTCGGATGTCGCGACCGCACTGACCAGCGGCATCACGATCGACGCCTACGCGCCGAAGACCTGCAAGGAGGGGTGCCGGCTGAAGAAGCCGATCCTGCGCGAGGCGCGCGCCGGTCAGACGGCGCTGACCCTGTCCAGCGGCACCGGCTACACGGTCCGGAACGTCAGCATCGTGGGCGGCGGCACCGGGCAGAGCGGCATCAGCACGGCCGCGAACGGCGTGACCGTCGACCGCGTGACCCTCACCGGTTTCGCCACCAGCGGCTTCGCCTGCAGCTCTGGCACGACGGTCGCCCTGAAGAACTCGCGCATCGCCGACAACGGCGAGGGCGCCGTCGCAGGGTGCGCGGCGCGGATCGAGAACAACCGGTTCGACAACAACGCGTCGGCCTACTGCACGTCGAGCCCGGGGAGCTGCACGACGAAGCACGCACTGCGCCTGGTCGGCGCGTTCGGCGGCAACGGCACGCAGGGTGTCGTGGTGCAGCACAACGAATTCTCCCGCACCGGCAACCTCGCGGGCGGCCGCTGCGCGACGCCGGTCATCGTGGCGAACGGACGCCACAAGGGCCTGACCATCGTGGACAACGAGATCACCGAGACGGACCCCACGGCCGCCTGCTGGGGCATCAGCCTCGAGGACGGATTCGCGAGCGGCGCCGGCATCGAAGGCTTCGTGGCAGCGACGATCCGCAGCAACACCCTTGGCAACGTCGGCGGCATCGGCATCGCCGCATCGAGCTGCCAGGGCTGCTACATCGACAACAATGTCGTCGTGCGCAACAGCCAGCTCGGCTCAAACGCGGCCGCGGATGACTTCGTGGCGATCCGCGCGCCGGGCAAGGCGCCGGGCACCGGCGACCTGGTCAGCGATGCCATTTGGGTGCGCAACAACTCGATCTACCTGGCCGCCGGCACCGCGGGCAGCAAGGGCATCCAGATCACACAGGGCGTGAACCACGGCATCAGCTCCAACCTGATCGAGCTGGCCGGCAGCAATGCGGCGGCACAGTGCTTCGACGACGCCGGGCTGACCTACGGGGACATCGCCGCGATCGACTACAACCTCTGCCACCGCAATGGTGGCACCGCGAAGTGGAAGCAGGACGTGGCGGACATCACCGCCGCCCGATCGATCAGCCGCGACGAGCACGGCACCGCGGCCGCGCCGCTGTTGCTCGCCGAGCCGACCAAGGCCACGCGGTGGTCGATGGCCGTCAACCAAGGGTCGCCGGTCATCAACACCGGCGACCCGTCGCGCGCGACGCGAATCGCCTATCAGGGGCACCCGCGGGTCGGCGTCATCCGCGACATCGGCGCGCCGGAGTTCGAGGCGCTGGGCAAGACCTACTTCGTCGCGAACAACGGCAGCAACTCGAACAACGGTCTGACGGTGAACACGCCGTTCCAGACCATCACCTTCGCGAAGAACCTGGTGAGCCCCGGCGACACCATCGAGATCCGCGCCGGCACCTACAACGAGTCCCTGCTCATCAGCCGGCCGGGCACGTCGACCGCGCGCATCACCATGCGCGGCTACAACGGCGAGCGCCCGATCGTGCGCGGCACCGGCACCGGGCCGACACTCTACTTCTACACGCAGGCCTGTGAAGACATGGTCGACAGGGAGGAGAGCGGAAACACCGACTGCACGGCCATGTACTGGACCGTCAGCGGGCTGGAGATCCGCGGCAGCGCGACTGGCGGGGGCGACGGCAACGTCGTAAAGATCGACACGCCGAAGGTGCGCCTGCAGGGCAACCGGCTGTGCTGCTCCTTCGCCGATGTGGTCAAGCTGGTCCGCACGGCGAACGACGCCGAAGTCATCGACAACGAGATCTGGCAAGACGCCGGCATCACGCCGATCAGCGAGAACGCGCAGGGCGTGGACAGCGTCGGGACCGACCGCATCCGCATCGCCGGGAACTACGTGCACGACATCACCTCGATCGGCATGTACTGCAAGGGCAACTGCCGCAACGCCATCTTCGAGAACAACCTGATCGTCAACATCGGCGACCACGCCATGATGATGGGGCAGGAGACGGACGAAGAGCTGCTGCTCGACGGCGAGTACGAGGCCTACGACGGCATCATGCGCAACAACGTGGTGCTGCACACCGATCGCGCCTGCGCCGCGGTGTCGTCCGCGCAGAACATCAAGGTGTTGAACAACACCTGCTACGACACCGGTCGGGTGCAGCACGGGTCGCTGTTCTTCTCGAACGAGTCGATCGTCGGCCAGGCCAGCGACACCGTGGAGGTGGCCAACAACATCGTCTATGGCAGCGTCAACCTGCCGCTGGTGAAGATGACGGCGGACGCCTTCGACGACTTCGGGACGCTGAACATCCACGACAACCTGTACTGGACGGTCGACGGCGCGCCGAAGTTCCACCCGAACAGCGAGTTCTCGCCGGTGTCCGCCGCGAATTGGTTCGTCGAGTACGAGGAGCTGACCGGGCACACCGACAACAGCCGCGTGCTCGATCCCAAGTTCGAGACGTTCGTGGGCAACACGCCGCTCACGTTGGCGCCCGACAGCCCCGCGATCAACACCGGCTTCAACACCGCATCGGTGACGAAGGACTTCAAGTGGGTGACTCGCCCGCAGGGTCCGAAGAACGAGATCGGCGCCTACGAGTTCACGCGGACTGCCCTCGTCGACACCGTCTCGCCGACTGTCTTCACGGCCAGCCCCGGTCCGGGCGCCACGTTCGTGGCTGTCGGCTCGAGCGTGACGGCGAACTTCTCCGAGGCGATGGATTGCGCCACGGTGACGACGGGCACGTTCGGACTCTCGGGGGGCGTGACCGGCTCGATCTCGTGCGACGGCGCGACGGCGGTGTTCACGCCGAGCACGTCGCTCGCCTATGCGACCACCTACACGGTCACTCTCTCGACGCTCATCACAGACGTGGCGGGCAACGGACTGAGCGGCACGCGGACGTGGACCTTCACGACCGTCGACGCACCGGCCACCGGGTTCGATTTCGACTTTGTGGTCTACGGCGACAGCCGGGCCGGCAACGTCTGCGGCGGGAACACCGTGCACGCGGGTCTGGTGCAGCAGATGGTCGTCGAGCCGGCCTCGTTCGTGATCCACGTGGGCGACATGATCGCCGGGCTCTACAACACGACCAACTGGACGCAGCGCGGCGGCTGCCCGGGCGACTCTGACCGCGGCTCGCTCGCGCAGATGATCGCCCCGCTGAAGAGCAAGACGCCGGCTGCGGGCCTGCCGACCTTCTTCTTTCCGGTGATCGGCAACCACGATGCCGGCTGGGGCAGCGGGTGGTATCCGGATCCCTACGGTGAGGGCGTGTGCTCGGTCTTCGACATCGCGGCGCTGGGCATCCAGAACCACACGCGGATGAGCTACTTCCTCGACCAGACGACCCGCGTGCCGCACTACACCGACGCCGAGTTCTACAACCTGGCGTGCTCGACCACCAGCCCGGCGGTCTACGACACGTTCATGTACTACACGTTCAAGTTCAAGAACAGCCAGTTCGTCATCATGCGGCTCAACGACGACAACCACGACGTGATGACCTGCAACACGTGCGACGGCGCGCTGAACAACTACGACCACTACTTCTACAAGCACCAGCTCGACTGGCTGAACTACGTGCTGACCGCCGCGCAGGCCGACAGCGGCGTGCAGAACATCTTCGTCTTCACCCACGCGCCTGTCGTCACGCGGTCGGAGCACCCGGCCGTCGCGAGCTGGCCCACGTTGCGCTACACCTTCTCGAACTACGGGAAGGTCAAAGCCGTTTTCTCGGGCCACAACCACGTCTACGAGCGCAGCTACCCGATCAAGGCGACGGTGGGCAATCCGAACGGCGTTCGGGACGACGCCAACGGGGTCGTCTACTACACGACCGGCGGTGGCGGCTCGCCAGGCAACGACTTCATCCGCACCGAGCCGCTGATGGCCGTCGGCCTCGCGCCGTATCACTACATGCGCGTCTCGGTGACGGGCAACGTCATCACGACCAAGGCCATCAAGCAGGACGGCACGGTCATGGACCAGTTCACCCGATAGGAGCGCAGCGTGGCAGTCAACATCACCGACTCGTTCGCCGGCGCGGTCAACACGCCGATCACGTCGCACCAGACCGACCAGGGGCAGAGCTACGTCCGGCCGGCCTGGGGCGCGAGCGGCTTCTACGGCCTGGATGGCAACGGCGCGATCACCGACAACAACGCGGGCCTCGGCGCGATGGCCGTGGTCGACGTGACGCTGAGCAGCAACGCCTACACGTCGCAGGGCCTGATGGACGCCGCCTACCAGGCGCTGCTCTACCAGGTCGACAAGGCCGCCACCAACGCGACGATGTACTTCCTGTTCTTCCACGGCGGCGTGGGGGAATACATCTGCTACCGCTACACGAACGGCGTGCAGACGGAGATCTTCCGCGGTGGCGCCGCGTACAGCCCGGTGGGCACGCCGCGCAACGTGGGCCTGCGGCGCACCGGCAGCACGGTGGAGCTGCTGATCGAGGGCACCGTGCGTGCGAGCGGCAACGATGCGGCGCCGCTGGCCGGGGCCGGCACCGGTGGCTTCTCGGGCAGCGGCATGGAGTCGTTCACGCTGTTCGGCAACGCGGACATCGTGGGTGGCGGAGGTGGCAATAGCGCACCCATCATCACCAGCAACGGTGGCGGTGCAACGGCGGCCATCAGCGTCCCGGAGAACGTGACTGCCGTCACCACGGTGACCGCTACCGACGTGGATGGAAACACGCTGACCTACTCGATCAGCGGTGGTGCCGACGCAGCGAAGTTCAGCATCGACAGCAGCACCGGCGTGCTGGCGTTCCTGACGCCGCCGGACTTCGAGATCCCGGCCGACGCCGACGGCAACAACCAGTACGTCGTCATCGTGCAGGTCAGCGACGGCACCGCGATCGACACGCAGACCATCACCGTGACCGTGACCGATGTGTCGGACGCGCCAGCGCCGCAGCCTGCCTGGTGCTGGATGGTCGGCTGAGCGGTTGCTTTCCCGGAATCTTCCAAGACAGTGGCGAGGCAACCATGAGGAACACGATGCCCACCGAAACCACCTTTGGCCTCGCGGCCGGCCTGAAGTCGGGCCTCTTCGCCGCAGTCATCGCGGCCGGCGTCTCGCTGTTGGCCATCCTGGTCGGATTCACCATCGTGCCGCTGACCCCCGGCAAGGAACACATCGACGCGGTGCGCCGGCTCGGCGCGGGGCTGCTGTGCAGCTTCACCCTCGGGCCGCTCGCCGCCTTCAAGGTGCTGCAGTGGTTCCCCGAGCTGATGGCGCCGTGGCAGGCGATCCTGGCCGGCGAGCACATCCTGTGGATCTACCTCGCGGCCTCGACGCCGTTCATCGCCGTCAGCGCGGTGCTGGGCTTCTGGATCGTTGCGGCGGTGATGCGGTATTTCACCCGTCGCGAGAACCTGGACATCGGCCAGATCGTCCAGGAGGCGAAGGGTGCACTGCCGCCGCAGGCGTGACATGGAAGCGCCGTGGCTCACCGAAGCCCGCAAGCATGTGGGCCTGCGCGAGATCAAGGGGCCTGCGCACGCGGCCGAGATCCTGTCCTTCTGGCGTGAGATCCGGCGCGGCGGGATCAAGGACGACGAGACGCCCTGGTGCGCTGCATTCGTCGGCGCTTGCCTGGAGCGCGCCGGCATCGTGTCCAGCCGCTTCGAGGGCGCGGCCAGCTACCTGAAGTGGGGCGTGAAGCTCGATCACCCGGAGGTCGGGTGCATCGCCGTCATCAGCCGCCCCGGTGGCGACCACGTGTTCTTCGTCGTTGCGCGCGACGCGGGCGGGAACATCGTTGGCCTCGGCGGCAACCAGAGCGACGCCGTTGGCCTCGCGACCTTCGATCGCGCCCGCGCGCGCGGGTACCGCTGGCCGGTGGGCTACGCACTGCCCGCGGCCGCGCCGCTGCCCCCAATGTCGGTCGCCATGGGCACCAGGGAGAGCTGACTTGGGAATCATCAGTACCGTCACCCGTCCCTGGGGCCTGTATGCCGCGCTGGCGTTGAGCGCGGGCCTGTTCGCCTGCGTCTTGGTCCTCGCTGACAAGCTGAACCATGCGGAGGTCGCGCTGCTGAAACTGCAGGGCCAGGTCGCAACGGAGCGGGCGGATGCCGAGCATGGCGCCCTCGTCCTCACGCAGGGCTATCGCGACCTCGAAGCGGCAATGACCACTGTCATCCGGAAGGCGGACCATGACCTCCAGAACGAACGCACCACGAACCAGCGCACTGCTGCTGGCTTTCGCACTGAGCTTGACCAGTTGCGCGTCGCAGCCGCCGACTACGCGGCCGGTGGCAGTGCCGCCACCGACGATACCGGAGCCGCCTGCCGTGGCCGAGCCGCCTCCATCGGGAACCTACTGGTCGATGGTCTGCGAGTACAGGTCGAACTTGCTCGAGCTGCTGAAGATCACGCTGCCGGCGTCCGAGCATTGCTTGAAGGATGGCCGGCAGGTGGAGCCGCCCGCGTTGGGCAGTGAGTCTGGCAAACGCCTCCGCTGATGGACCTGCGGAGTTAGTTGTGGTGCATCCCTTCGTGTAGCGCTACTTGTATTCCATGGGGTCAGCGGCGAAGGCCTCTCGGCGCATGGCTGCTAGCCTCGTTTCCCACTCCGCGTCAGCCAGAATAATCTGATCGAGGCGACTTTGAAAAGCAGCCGCGGTAATGAATTCAATTAGTGTTGAGCGTCTAGTTTCGCCCTCGTGCCAATTGAATTCCAAGGCTGCCGTCTCTATCTCCACAACTATTGGATTTCCACTTTCGTCTTTCGTGGTCATCATGAGTTGTCCTCCCAAGACAAGCATGGGGTGCCAAAAGAAGATCCTCCACGTAGAGTCGCTTAGTTCTGACGCCATCGAAACAAAGGAGTTGCGTTCGGACTCTGTGAATTCCGCCAGTTTAAGTAAGGATGAATACATGTCGTCGGGGTGTGACGCCATTAGCTCATCGTTCCTGTTCTTCTTCGTGAGTCCGCAGTACTGCGAGAATAAATACGCTCTTGGTGGGGTGCGATCGTCGTATATATTGAAGGACGTTTCGAACGAGTTATCAATTGGCGTGACCGCATACTTGACCCAATTTTCGAAGTCTTCGTTTGGCGACATTGGTCGTTCCGTCATAAGTACGACCGGGTATCGATTGTTTATTATTTCTGCCACGAAGTGTGTTTTTACGCAAACCCTGTCAGAGGGCCCAATTCGTTTGGAATAGTGCTCCGCTACCAAGTCAATCTCGCGCGACTTTCCTGTCCTCGGATCTTTGATGACCTGATTCGGTTCAACAAAGTATCCTTCTTCGACAAGTGACGTAACAAGTTGAGATTCCAAGAGGTAACCGGAACGCGCCAAGCATGTCAAAACCTGCTCAGGGGTGGTTGGATCAGCTTCCATTGGTTCTCCTCCCTAGACGTGGATGCGGTTGATTTCCGGATTTTCGCTGGGATGCTGGTGCGATGCCCGTCATCACACTTGCAGGGTTCTCCGGTGCCAACTCGGCGCTCCATCCTCGGCTGCTTGCCGAAAGCGTCGGCGTCCGTGTCGTCGACGCCGATCCGGGCCGGGGCGACCTTCGGCCGCTGCGCGCCCGCGTGACCGTGGCCACCGTGCCGGCCAGCCCGCAGCGCCACAGCATCTACCGCATGGGCCGCGACACGCCCAACGACGCGCAGTACTGGCTGTCCGCTTCCGCGATCGTCAACTATGCGCGCGGCTTCGACTCGTCGGACACGAGCGAGCGCACCTACTTCACCGGCGACGGCACCCCGAAGTGGACGGACAACGTCAAGGCGCTCGGCGGCGGGCCGCCGTACCCGCAAGCTGTGCGCGAGCTGGCCGTGCCGGCGCCTACCGTCGCGGCGACGGTGGCCATCGTGACGAATGGCGCGTCGGGCACCGAGAGCGAGATCTTCTTCGTCCACACCTTCGTCAACGACATCGGCTGGGAATCCGCGCCATCGCCGGTCAGCACCGGCGTGCTCTGCAAGCCTGGCTCGACGCTGAGCATCTTGAATCTGCCTGCACCGCCGGCCGGGGCCTACGGCATCACCACCCGGCGCATCTACCGCACCCAGGCCGGCGCGACGGGTGAAGCCGAGTTCTTCTTCCACAGCGAGATCCCGATCGGCACCACCAGCGCGACGGACAGTGGGCAGAAGCTGGGCGACGTGATGCCGGTGGGAGGCATGATCCCGCCGCCGGCCGGCGCGTTCGGGATGATCGCGCTCTGGAGCGGCATCTACTCGGTGCTGTCGGCCGACGGGGTTCACCTGTCCGAGCCCGGGCTGGCATACGCCTACCCGGTCCGCTACGACATCCCGACGAAGGGCAAGCCGGTTGCCAACGCGAAGTGGGAGCAGTGCTACCTGGTGCTCACCACCGCCGAGGCTGTGCTGATCCAGGGCCAGGATCCTGCCGCGATGAGCGACATGGAGCTGCGGAACGTGTGGCCCTGCGCATCCGCGCGCGGCGTCGTGAGCATGGGCGATGGCGCCGTGTGGCCGTCGAACGAAGGCCTCGCGTCCACCTACTCGGACAAGCTTCTGACCGAGGACATCGTCACGCCAGCGCAGTGGAAGGCGATGGTGCCCAGCTCGATCATCGCGGGCCGCTACGGGCGCCTGTACGTCGCGTCCTATGACGACGGCACTGGCCGCAAGGGCTTCATGTTTGACCCGAAGAGTCCGACCGGGATCTGGTACCTGAGCAGCGGCTTCGACGCCTGCCACTACGACGAGCTCGCGGACGCGCTCTATGTGTTGGAGGGCGGGAACGTCCGTCGGTTCGACGCCGGGGCGCTGCTGACGGCCAGCTTCACGAGCAAGGTCTACCGGCAGACGCCGCCGCAGAACTACTCGCACGCGCAGGTCGTCGCCGACAGCTACCCGGTGTCTGTGACGTTCACGGCCAAATGGGTGGACCCGCGCGGCGTGGCGCGCACGGTCGTCCAGGAGCGCCAGGCGCTGAGCGGAGAGGCCTTCGCCTTGCGCAGCGGCTTTCTGGCGGACGACTGGCAGATCCATACCTCCACGGTGGACAACCTCCAGGCAGTGCGGCTGGCCACCGACGTGCGCGAGCTGAACGCCGCATGAAGAACGCGGCCATCCGCCGGCGCGACCTGCCCGGCATTTCGCAGCAGCTCGAGCCCGCGGTGCGCGAGCCGCTGACGCGGCTGGTCGAGGAGGTGCGGCAGCTCATCGGCACACAGGGCGACGGCGAAGGGCGCGCCGTCACGGTCGCGGAGGTGCGGCGCGGCACGGTCGACGGCGGCCTCGGCACGCCGCTGCCGATCGGCGGGACCACGCCGCCGGACTTCACTCCACCACCGACCGTCACCGGCCTGGGTGCTGTCGCCGGCATCTCGCAGGTCATCATCACGTGGGACACGCCCCTGTATCCCCAGGGCCATGGCCATGGGCAGACCAACCTGTACGCGGTCAAGAAGGTGCCCAGCGACCCGGCCGAGCCGACCTTCAGTGACGCGGTCCGTGTCGCCGACGCGCCCGGCGCGCGCACGATCATCGCGCTGCCCAGCGAGCCGAACACGCGCTGGCACATTTGGGCGAAGTGGCAGACGCTCGATGGCGTCGAATCCAACCTGCCAGCCGGCGGCATCCACGGTGCCTCGGTGACCACCGGCCAGGACATTCGGCAGTTGCTGGAGGTGTTGTCGGCGGCCGCGCTGAACCCCGCCGCGCCGTACAGCCAGATCGCGCTGCGCGCCGATCAGTTCTACGTCGCCTCGGCAACGGCCGGGGTCGGCGACATCATCCCGTTCATCATCCAGACGGTCGACACCGAGGTGAATGGGGTGACGATCCCGAAGGGCGTCTACATGGACGCGGCCTTCATCGTGAACCTGCAGGCCATGGTGGCGCGCCTCGGCGCCGCGTGGATCGACGACGCGATGATCGGGAACCTGTCGGCGGCCAAGCTCACTGTCGGCGACGGCGCCATCGGCGGCGACCTGCGCAGTACGAACTACGCCGGCAATGCGGCTGGGTGGATCGTCCAGCCCAACGGCTACGCCGAGTTCAACAACATCGTGGCGCGCGGCACCATCGTCGCTGGCGCGGGCGCGATCGGCGCCATGCGGATCGATGCCACGGGCATGGAGTCGGCGAACTACACGCCCGGCCCGATCGGTGCCGGCTTCCGCATCCAGGGGGACGGAAACGCCATCTTCCCCGCTGCCTCGATCCGCGGGAAGGTCACCGCGGCGCAGGTCGACGTGCTGGGGACCGCGAACCTGGCCGACGCCGTGATCAAGACGGCCAAGATCGATGATGCGGCGATCACTACGCTGAAGGTCGCCGGCCACGCGATCACGGCGCCTGGTGGTGGGCGTCTGCTGGCCGATGTCCCGATCACCGAGGGCTCCTACATCACGCTCATCACGGTGACCATTGATCCGGATGGTGCCCCGGTGTGGGTGACCGGCTGCGTGGCGGTCAAGATCTCCATCGGCTCCATCAACCAGCACCTGCTCGTCGGGCTGGCCACGGACAGTGGGTCCGACCTGTCGGTGTCCCCGGTGACGCTGTGGGGCTCCGATTCGCTGGAGTACATCACGGTGCCGGTCACCTTCTACGACGAGAGCACCACGCCCGGGCCGCGCACCTACCAACTGCGGGCCGTGTGCACGCACGTCGGAGAAGCGACGGCGCTGGAGAACGGCACTACCCTATTCGCGATCGGGGCAAAGCGATGAAGGCATACGTGTTCTGCGGCGCCGACGGCGTGGTGCAGTTCACCAGCTCCGTACAGGATGGCGTCGAGCCGCACTGCCCGGATGGAATGACCATGCTGCAGGTCGTCGCCCCGCTGCCGCGTGGGCGCCTGCGCCTGGTGGACGGCCGGCTGGAGTCCTTCGTAGTCGTGCCCACGCTGGACGAGCTGCGCGCCTCGAAGTGGTCCGAGATCAAGGCGGCGCGCGCCGCGGCCGAGTTCGGCGGCTTCGAGTGGGACGGGTCGACCTTCGACAGCGACCTGCCGTCGCAGAGCCGCATCCAGGGGGCCGCGCAGCTCGCGAGCCTTGCCCAAGCGGCCGGCCATGCGTTCGAGATCGAGTGGACGCTGGCTGACAACGCCGTGCGCGCCCTGACCGGCCAGCAGGTGCTGCAGGTTGGGCATGCGCTCGGCGCTCACATCACGGAGGTGCACGGGCGCGGCCGCGTGCTGCGCACCGAGATCGCCGCCGCCAGCACCGCCGAGGACATCGCCGCGATCCGCTGGTGATCGGTTGATTTCCAGAACTTGACCGGTACGGTGCTTGGAGGACTCCGGAGCACCAGGTGAAGAACTTCCTCAAGACGAACGACGGCGTCGACGTGATGCCGCTCCTGCTGGCGATCAAGCGCCGCCCCGACCTCTGGAAAGAGGACACCTACCTGCGCGACTACCCGCAGGGGCCGTTCGGCGAGGTCGAAACGATCATGCTTCGGTTCCCGGTGAAGACCGTGCACGAGACGGAAGAGGCGCTGAAGGACCACACCAGCCGCTACGACCAGCACGAGTGCATCGACTACCCGCCGTACAAGCTGCTGACCGAGGCGCGGCCGCTGGTCATGAGCCTGATGAACTACGTCGGCGGCGAGCGGCTGGGCCGGGTGATGGTCAACAAGATCGCGCCCGGCGGGCGCGTCTTCCCGCACGCCGACAGGCGGGTCCACGCGAACTATTGGGATCGCTTCCATGTGGTGCTGGAAAGCTACCCCGGCGTCGACTTCCGCTGCGGCGACGAGCACGTGTACATGCCGCAGGGCTCGGTCTGGTGGTTCCAGAACGCGATCGAGCACGAGGTGGTGAACAACAGCCCAGGCGATCGGATCCACATGATCGTCGACATCAGGACCGCCCAATGATCGGCGTCGCCTGCGGGCCCTACGTCCAGACGGAGTGGCTGGGCATCCCGAAGAAGCCCACCGGCACCACCTATGCGGTCGAGCGGTGGCGCGACATCCGCGGCGAGATGATCCCGATGCTCGTGCGCCACTGGCGCGAGGTCGCGCTCAACCACGACGACGTGCCGCTCGACATAGACGAGCAGAAGTACTCCGACCTGGATGAGGCCGGTGCGCTGCACATCGTGACGGCGCGCCGTGGCGGCGTGCTGATCGGCTACCACGTGGCCATCGTGTCAACGCACCTGCACTACCGCAGCACGCTGCACGGCATCACCGACGTGTACTTCGTTGCGCCAGAGTACCGCGTTGGTCGGACGGGACTGCGCCTGTTCCAGGCCGTTGATCGCGAGCTGAAGCAGGTGGCGCTCGATCGCGGCTACCGCCGCATGAAGCGCTTCACCGCGGTCAAGTTGCACAAGAACCTCGATCAGGGCCGCCTGTTCGAGCACCTTGGCTACACCGCCGTCGAGCGGCTGTACGCCAAGCTCATCTGATCCGGAGGGAACCACCATGGTTGCAGCAGCAGTTGTTGGGAGCGCGGCGCTGGGCTATGCCGGCCAAAAGGCCGCGTCGAGCAAGGCCTCCAATGCGGCGAATCGCGCCACCGATGCGCAGAGCGCGGCCGCCGCAGAGTCCGCCGCGCTCGGGCGTGAGGAGCTGGACTTCACCAAACAGCAGTACGCCGACTCGAAGCCGATGCGCGACGCTGCGGCGGCGAAGTCGCTGCAGGTCTCTGACGCGCAGCTCGCGTCGATGAAGCAGAACGACGCGATCGCGAAGGACTACTACGACTACCAGACCGGCACGTTCCGGCCGCTGGAGAAGGGCATCGTCGCGGACGCGCAGGCATTCGACACGCCAGAGCGGCGCGCCGAGGCCGCGGCTTCCGCGCGCGCAGACGTGGAGCAGAGCTTCGGCAGCGCGCAGGACGCCACGCGCCGCGCGGTGCTGCGCACCGGAGGCAGCGTCGGCGGCGGTCGCTCGCTGGCGCTCATGCAGGACGCGGCCCTGTCGAAGGCCAAGGCGAGCGCCGGTGCCACGACCAGCGCGGTGCGCAACGTCGAGACGCAGGGCTACGCCCGCAAGATGGACGCGGCCAGCCTGGGCCGAGGCCTTGCGTCGAACCAGGCGACCTCGGCCAGCGTGGCGATCAATGCCGGCAACAGTGCTGCTGCCAACGGCACTCGTGCACTGGACGCCACCAACGCCGGGGTGGGCGGCGTGCAGGCCGGCTACGGCGGCGCGATGCAGGGTGCTGTCTCGTCGGGGAACCTGTACGGCCAGATCGCGAGCAGCCAGCAGCGGCTGGCCGAGATCCAAGGTCAGCAGGCCGGCCAGCTTGGGCAGGCTGCCGGCCAGGCCGCGGCGATGTACTTCTCCGACGAGGAGATGAAGAGCGACACCGGCAAGGTCACCGACGGCGAGGAGGAACTCGAGGAGATCAACGCCACGCCGGTCGAGACGGGCTGGCGCTACGACCCTGCGAAGGGCGGGCCGGACGACGGTGGCCAGCGCCATACCGGGCCGATGGCGCAGCAGGTGCGCCGCACCATGGGCGAGGAGGTCGCGCCAGGCGGGAAGGCCATCGACGTGGTGTCGATGAACGGCAAGTTGATCGCGGGCATGCAGGCGCTGACGAAGCGCGTGGCGAGCATTGAGCAGCGGGTGGCGGCATGAGCATGATCCAATTTCTCGCCGGCCTGGCGAAGGGTGGCATCGAAGGCCACAAGCAGAAGCTCGACGACGAGGACCGGACGCGCCGCAACGCGCGCCAGGATGAGGAGGACGCCTACAAGCGCGAGCAGCGTGCGCGCGAGCGCGCTCAGCAGCAGGAGGATGACCGGGTCAAGGCCGGCATGCGCGAGGCTGCGCAGCCGGTCGCACCCGTGTCCGCCGAGGTCTATCAGCCGGAGGTCGACGACGAGGGCAATGCGATGCCGGCGAACCCGACCGCGGGCACGCTGAAGGTCGGCGATCAGTCCTTCACGGATCCGGCCGCGGCCAGCAAAGCTGCGGAGAAGGCGAACACTATGTCGGCCGTCGCGCGCCGCCAGGCGGACGTTCTGAAGAAGGCCGGCCGGGTAAAGGAGGCGGCGGACCACTCTGCGGCCGCATCGCAACTGGAGAAGGAAGGGCACCTGCAGTTCATCGACGCGAACCTGCCGCGGCTTCCGTCCGTCGATGCCATCAAGGCCGGCCAGACCGAGTTCCCACTCGAAGGCATCGACATGTTCAACGCTGCCGGCGGCGGGCAGATTCCGCCGGACGCCCGCGGCCGTGCCAAGGTCACCACGCTCCCGAACGGGCAGGAAGTCACCGACTTCGAGGTGGTCGACGCGACGGGCAAGCCGCTCGCCCCCAGCGCGCGCCAATTCGAGTACTTCTACGGCCAGACCCGCGGCGACCGCCAGCGCAACGATCGCGAGATGGCGACCCAGGCCGAGACGAAGCGACACGCCACGAAGATGGAGACGATCGCCCAGCAGAACGCTGATTCGGAGAAGGCCTATCGCGAGGGGATCGTGAGCACGAAGGACAAGGCGGCTGGCGCGAAGGCGGCCAGCGCCGTCGAGCGCATGAGCGAGATCGACCGCCTGAACTTCAACAACATCAACAAGCAGCGCGACGGCATCGAGCAGGCGATCACGAAGGCGCAGGCCGAGGGTACGTGGGCCGAGGAGAGCCCGAACGCGAAGGCACTGCGCGGCCGGCTGGCCACGCTGGGCCTGCAGGCCGGCATGCTGTTGCAGCGCTATTCCGCTGACGATGCGCCGGACCCACTCGGCTTGCGCAGCGGCGCGCCGGTGACCGCGCAGCCGTCCACCCGCCCGATGACCAAGATGGAAATGGTCATGGCCGACATGAAGAAGACGGGCGTGACGAACGCAAACGTCCAGCTCGACGGGAACCCGATCATGTCGATCGGTCAGCCCGGTGCGCCTGCTGCTGCGCCAGCACCGGCTGCGGCGGCGTCGCGGTCGCCGCAGGCCGAGCAGCCGCTGCCGCACGAGGCCGCAGGCGCTGTGCTCGATGCCGCGCGCGTGCGCACCGCGGCTGCGCGCCAGGCGCTTTCGAAGTTCGGCCAGCGTCAGCGCGCGCAGAACCCGAAGGCTTATGAGGCGGCGGCCGCCGAGCTGCGGGCCGCCCAGGCGGAAGAGGCGCAGGCCGACGCCGCCTACCAGAAGGTCATCCCGACCATGAGCGCCGCTTTCCGCACTCCGAAGCCCTGAGCCATGACGACCATCGCTGAAGTCCGCCAGCAGTACCCCGACCTCGCCCCGCTCGACGACGACCAGGTCGTCGATGTGCTGCACGGGGCGTTCTATGCCGACATGCCGCGCGAGGCGATCGCGCAGCGCCTGGGCGTGAAGGAGAAGGCGCCGAAGGTCGAACCGAGCAGCACGGCGCGCCGCGTTCTGGGTGATACCGCGGTGTCGCTCGGCAAGGGCGTCATCGCCGTGCCCGAGGCCGCGGTTGGCATCGCCGACCTCGCCACCGGCGGCCGCGCCGGCAAGCTGGCGGAGGAGGTGGGCTTCCGGCCGAAGGAGGCGAAGGCGATGCTCGACGAGCTCTACTCGCCCGAGCAGCAGGCCGCGAATGCCGAGGTCGCCAACGCGAAGGGCTTCGTCGACACCGCCGGCGCGGTGATGCGCAACCCGTCGACGATCTGGCACTCGGTCGTCGAATCGGCACCTTCGATGGTCGGCGGTGGTGCTTTCGGTGGGCTGGCGCGCCGCGCGCTGCCGCGCATGAGCGCTGTGGCCGCTGGCGCGGCGGGCGAGGGCGTGATGACCGCCGGCTCGCAGGCCGAGGCGATCCGCCAGGAGACGGGCGACGGCCTGCTGACGCCGCAGCAGAGTGCGCTCGCGGCCGGCTCGGGTGCACTGACCGGAGCGCTCGGCGGGCTGAGCGGGCGCGTCGCGCGCGCGCTGGGGATCAAGGACATCGACACCGTGCTCGCCGGCGGCGCCGGGCCAGACGTGCAGAAGGCGCTGGTGCGCCGCGTGCTCGAAGGTGCTTTCACCGAAGGCATCCTCGAGGAACTGCCGCAGTCCGTGCAGGAGCAGGTCGCCCAAAACGCGGCGCTCGGCAAGCCGCTCGACGAGGGTGTGGCGCAGGGTGCCGTGCTCGGCATGCTGGCCGGCGGCGCGATGGGCGCTGGCGCGCAGGTGCTCCACCGTCCCGGCGATGCCATCCGCGCCGACCGGCTGCCCGACAGCGGGCCGATGTCGCGGGCGGCGAACGCGGGGATCGACCAGCAGGCGGCGATGGCCGACGCCGGCGTGCCGCCGCCGATGAACCCGGAAGAGGAGGCGCGCACGCAGCAGGCCGAGCAACAGGCCGCAGCGGATGCGCAGGCGCAGGCCGATGACGACGCGGCGCGCACGCCGATCTTCAGCACGATGGTCAACGACGTGCGCACGGCGCTGGGCGATCCGGAGACGATGGCCGCGGTGCGCGAACGCTTCGGCACCGAAGGCACCACCCAGCTCCTGAACAGCCTCAACCAGGCGACCAATCCGAAGATCCCGGAAGGCGTCCGGAAGAAGCACCTCGAGGCCGTTCAGGAGGCGATGCTGGCGCTGAACGCCCGCCCGATCCCGAACCAGCAGAAGCTGCCGACGCGGGCCGCTGCGGGCGCGCCTCGCCTCGAAGGCGCGCCTGCACCACTCGCGATCGAGCTGGACACCTCGCCCACCGGCACGATCCGCGTGGATAGCGAGGGCAGGGCCGTTCCGGAAATGCGTGCGGACGCGATCAGCACCAAGGCCGCGCTGGAGGAGCGCGATTCTCTCGGCACCGGCGTGCCGCGCGGCGAGCAGTACACCGTGCCGCCGGCCGCGGCGCCGGCCACTGCGGCTGCGCCGAAGCCAGACCTCCTGAGGGCAGCGCCGCCCGCTGCTTCGGCAGTCGCAGAACCGGCACCGGCACCGTCGCCCACTGCGGCAGAGCCGGCCGAGCAGCCCGCGCGCCAGGGAACGTTCTCCTTGGCGGAGGAGGCGCACGACTACATCAGCCGACAGCGGCGTGCCGCGAGCGCACGGCTACCGCCGGCGCTGCCACGCCAGTTCGAGGACGGCAGCTTCGGTGTCGTCACGGAGGGAAGCGATGGCTTCGAAGAGGCCAGCGCGCAGCAGCGCCAGCGCGAGCACGCGGCTGCGGGGATCCGGCCGGACGATGTGCTGACGAAGAGCGGGAACGCCTTCAAGACGAAGATGGCCGCGAACCTGGTGGCCAAGAAGCAGGGCGGCGAGGTGGTGGAGGTCACAGGCGGCTGGGTGGTGCGCAAGGCGGCTGTCGAGCCCGCAGCGCCGGCACCGGCGGCCGCGCCGACCGTCGACGCAGAGGCGATCCATGCGAAGGCGCAGGAAGCTGCCACCTCGCCGACCAACGACTTGCCCGAGCCGACGCAGGCACAGAAGGAGGCTGGGAACTACCGCAAGGGGCACATCACGCTGCATGGGCTCGACATCTCGATCGAGAACCCGGCGGGCTCGGTGCGCCGCGGCGTCGATCGCGATGGCAAGCCGTGGGAGAACACGCTGCGGCACCACTACGGCTACTTCCGCGGCACGGTGGGCAACGACAAGGACCACGTCGATACCTTCGTCGGGCCGGACCCGGCCAGCACGCGGGTATTCATCGTCGACCAGGTGCACCCTGACACTGGGAAGTTCGACGAGCACAAGGTCGTTCTCGGCGCGGGCTCGATCGAGCAGGCGCGCGAGATCTACCAGTCCAACTACGCGAAGGACTGGAAGGGTCTGCACGCGATCAGCGAGATGCCGATCGACGAGTTCAGGAGCTGGGTGAAGGACGGCCCGAAGACCAAGCCGATTGCCGGGCCGATCAAGGCGGCACCGTCGGCCGCGCCGCCCGCTTCGCCCGCGGAGCCGACCACGCTGGCCGAGGCCGAAGCGCACTGGGACGCCGTCAAGGACAGCGGCGACACCCAGGCGATGCAACGTGCGACGGCCGCCGTGGTGCGCCTGCGCAAGCAGGAGGCAGCCGCTGCTGCTGACGTGCCGCCTGCAGCGGCAGTCGTGGAGAGCGCGCCGGCAGCGGCCGCCGCACCCGAGGCGCAGCCTGTGGCTGCCGCGTCGACCGTGACGAAGCGCCGGACCGCTCCGGCGAAGCCCGTCAAGGAAGAGGCTGCCGCACCTGCACCGAGCGCGGCGCCGGCACCCACGAAGATCGAGGACTTCGGCGAGAAGCTGCACGGCGCGCGGAAGGACTACGCCGCGCTGCTCAAGGAGGCGGCTGCCGTGGACTCACGCGCCGAGCCGCTGTCGAAGTCCTGGCCGGAGCCGGACTACCAGAAGCTGCTCGACGCGGGCACCTCGCCCAAGATCGTTGCGGCGATCCGCGCCGCTCGCGACCAGGTGGGCACCAAACCGCAGGTGAGCTGGCGGCTCGACGGCTGGGTGAAGGAAATGCAGGCGCTGCGCGACGCGGCTGCGGCAGCGATGGCCGGCAAGACGCTGGTCGAATGGCCGAACAACGTGAACGTGCGGCTGAAGACCGAGTTCGAGGGGCGCGCCGCGCTCTACGAGGAGTTCGGGCACGGCAAGTCGCTGAAGGGCGTCACGATCGCCGAGCACCACTTCGCGGTCTATCGCGGTGAGCGCAACGTCAGGAAGTGGGTGATCGAGCAGGCGGCGAAGGCTACCGCCTTCAGCCACTGGCCGCGCGAGCTGGCGGTCGGGAACACGCGCGAGGAGGTGCTGGCGCAGTTCCGCGAGAAGCTGGCGACAGTGGACCTCGGCGCCAAGGCGAAGGGCCAGCCGCAGTTCGAGCTGTACGGGAAGCGGGGCACGCCAGGCGCCTTCATCGGCAAGAAGATCGGTCGCGAGTACATCGACCTGAAGAAGTTCGACGACGTGAAGGCCGCGCGCGCATACCTCACCGAGCACCTCGACGAGCTGGAGACGGCGCTCGCGAAGTACCGCGAAACGCCCTACGAACGTCGTGAGGACAACCAGCCGCGCGTCGGTGACGACCATCGCTCCAGCGCGGCGATGACGCCCGAGGTCTTCGCTAGGACGTTCGGGTTTCGCGGCGTGCAGTTCGGCAACTATGTCGAGCAGGGCCGCCGGCAGTCTGACCTGAACGAGGCCTTCGACGCACTGATGGACATGGCCGCGGTGCTGAACCTGCCGCCGCGCGCTCTGTCACTGAACGGGCAGCTCGGCCTTGCCTTCGGCGCGCGCGGACGCGGCGGGAAGAACGCGCCGGCGGCGCACTACGAGCCGGGGCAGGTGGTCATCAACCTGACGAAGGGCGGCGGGCCTGGCAGCCTCGGCCACGAATGGTGGCACGCGGTCGACAACTACTTCGCGAAGCAGTCCGGCGAGGGCGGATTCGTCACCGGCGGCGCCAAGGCCGCGAGCCTGCGCGCGCAGATGGCGGCGGCCTTCAAGGCGGTGACGACCGCGACGCAGGCGCCGACGCTGCGCCGGCGCGCGGCGGAACTCGACAAGCGGCGCACGACGCCCTACTGGAACACGCCGATCGAGCTGTCCGCGCGCGCGTTCGAGAGCTACCTCATCGCGAAGCTGCAGGACCAGCAGGCCGCGAACGACTACCTGGCCAACGTGGTCAGCGAGGAGGTGTGGGGCATCACCGAGGCCGCGCGGGCCGAGTTCCTGGGCGGCTCGAACGAGCCCAGCTACCCATACCCCGGCCAGGCAGAGCTGCCGGCCGTGCGAGCCGCGTTCGACGAGTTCTTCCGCACCGTCGAGACGAAGGAGTCGGACGAGGGCCACATCGCGATGTTCAGCCGCACCCGGCGCGATCCGGTGGCCACGCTGACCGGTTCCGAGATCGCCGGCGCGGTGCCGAAGGCGATCCTTCGCGCACGCGCGATGGCCTACGGCGAGCGCGAGTTCTCCGGCAAGTCCTTCCACAACGCGAGCAGCGACACCGACATCGAGGTGACGCGCGCCGGGCTGAAGCACGCCCTGTCGAACGCCAACGAGATCGAGGTGAGGTTGCTGGCTGCGCTCGGCCAGTTGCTCGAGCGCGCAACGTTGGTGGAGACGGTGCCCGATCGGCTCGGCCGCCCGGACGTGAAGTCGGTGCAGCGCTACGAGGCGGCGGTGAAGGTGGGCGACGAGACGCTGGGCGTCGGCGTGATCGTGCGCGAGCTGAAGGACGGGCACCGGTTCTACGACCACTTCGTCCTGAAAGACGAATCCCCCGGCGGTATCTCTGAGGCCACGTCTGACGGGGATCAGTCGTTGGGCGATCAGCCTGCGCTGGGGGACGCTGGCAGTGTACCGGATCCGGATTCGCCGGCGCTGAGCCGCAGCGGAACTGCTGGTGGCGCTCGGGTGTCGGAAGTCCGCGAGTTGGCGGACATGATCACTTCGCGCTGGGCGAACCCGCCGGAAGTTGTGGTGGTCAACAGCATCAACGACCCGCAGGTGCCGGACTCCATCGTCCGCCTGGACGCGCAGCAACTGTCGCAGGGCGCAGATGGAGTCCCGGCCGGCTTCTATCACGGGGGGAAGGTCTACCTGGTGGCCAGCGAGCTCGACGGCGACAGCGACGTGGTGAAGGTGCTGTTCCACGAGGGCCTGGGGCACTACGGCCTGCGGGGCGCCTTCGGCCAGACGCTGGGCACGATCCTCGATCGCCTGGCGATCCTCAACGCGGGGAAGGTGCGCGCGAAGGCACGCGAATATGGGCTCGACTACGACAATCTCACTGACCGGCGCGCCGCGGCCGAGGAAGTGCTGGCCGACATGGCGCAGACGCATCCCGAGCTGGGCTTCGTCAAGCGGGTCGTGGCAGCGATCCGCACGTGGTTGCGGGAGCACGTGCCCAAGTTCAAGAACAAGGAATTCTCAGACGACGAGATCATCCGGAGCTTCATCCTGCCGGCGCGCGCCTTCGTGCAGTCCGCGCGACCGAGCGATCGGGCCTTCGCCGACACCGAGCCGATGGCGATGTTCAGTCGCGCCAGCACCGCGGCGCAGAACCTGTTCCTCGACGCGACCACGGGCCACGGGACCGTCAACTGGTGGCAACGGTCCGTCGGCACGCAGTACCACAAGGCCCAACAGAACCCGGCCACCTTCGGCAAGGTGTTCAACGCGCTACAGGACTACATCAAGGACATCAGCGTCTACGCGAACGCGGCCGCAGACAAGGCGCCCACGCTGCTACAGAAGCTGGATAGCTGGCGCGACCTGAAGCGCTCGCGCGCGGCTGCGGTCGACGTGGCGGCCGCCGGCAAGGCCATCTTCGAGGGCACCCTGAACGACAAGAAGGTCTACGCGCGCGCGGAGCTGACCGGCCGGTTCGGACTCACGGACAAGCAGGTCGAGCTGTACGGCGAGTTCCGCGGCGCCGTCGACCAGTCGCTCGACGACATGGCCAAGTCCGAGCTGGTGCGCCTGGTGGGCGAGCAGGGCTCGGTGCTGGCCGGCCAGGCGATGTCCTCGTCGCTCGACGAGGCGGCCGAGATGCTGGCCGACCACATGGAGGCGATCGGCGACGAGCGCACCGCTGGCGCCATCAAGGCGAAGGCCGCGCAGGTCGCGAAGCTGCAGGAGGAGGGCTACGCGCCGCTGATGCGCTTCGGCCAGCACACGCTGCACATCACGCGCGACGGCGAGACGGAGTACTTCGCGATGTTCGAGAGCCGTCTGGCGGCGAACCGCGCGGCCCGCCAACTGCGCGACGATCCGGCGTTCCAGGGCGCCGAGATCACGCACGGGCTGATGTCGGAGCAGGCGCACAAGCTGTTCAGCGCGCTCCCGCTCGACTCGCTCGAGTTGTTCGCACACGTCACCGGCAACACGGACGACCAGGTCTACCAGGACTTCCTGAAGCTCACCAAGAGCAACCGCTCGGCGATGAAACGCATGATCCATCGGCAGGGCGTCGCCGGCTACAGCGAGGACGTGACGCGCGTTCTGGCCTCTTTCTTGACCAGCAACGCGAGGCTCGCGGCCGGAAACTTGCACCTCGGCGCGGCCAAGCAGGCGGCGCAGGCGATCCCGAAGGAGCAGGGCGATTTGAAGGACGAGGCGGTGCGGCTGGTCGAGTACGTGCAGAACCCGCAGGAGGAAGCCTCCGCTCTGCGCGGCCTGCTGTTCACGAACTTCATCGGCGGGTCGGTGGCGAGCGCCGCGGTGAACCTCACCCAGCCGCTCACCATGACGCTGCCCTACCTGAGCCAGTTCGGAGGCGCCGTGAAGGCCGGTGCGCGCTTGCTCGCGGCCGCGAAGGTCGCGGCAACCGGCCGGGCCGATGGCGAGCTCGCTGACGCGCTGCGGCGCGCCGAGGCCGACGGCATCGTCAGCCCGCAGGAGATCCACCACCTGCAGGCCGAGGCCATGGGCCGGCTCGGCAACAACCCGCTGCTCAAGAAGGCCGCGTTCATCTGGGGCTCGCTGTTCAGCCTGTCCGAGCAGTTCAACCGGCGCGTCAGCTTCATCGCCGCGTACCGGACCGCGCTGGCGGAGAACATCGCCGACCCGGACAAGTTCGCCGAGAAGGCCGTGATCGAGACGCAGGGCCTGTACAACAAGGGGAACAAGGCGAATTGGGGCCGCGGCGCGATCGGGGCCACGGCGATGACCTTCAAGCAGTTCAGCACCCACTACCTCGAATTCCTGACCCGGATGTACAAATCGGGCCCCGAGGGGAAGCGCGCCGTCGCGGTCGCGCTGGCCATGCTGCTGCTGGCGGGCGGCGCCGGCGGGCTGCCGTTCGCCGACGATCTCGACGACCTGGTCGACACGCTGGCGCAGGCGCTGGGCTACGACTTCAACAGCAAGGTCGCGAAGCGGAAGTTCATCGCCGAGACGCTGGGCTTGGGCTCGGTCGCGGGGGAGGTGGCCACGCGCGGCCTGTCCTCGCTGCCGGGCATGCCCATCGACGTGTCGCTTCGCATGGGCATGGGCAACCTGCTGCCCGGCACCGGCCTGCTGCTGCGCTCGAACACCGACCGCAGCTCCGACGTGTTGGAGCTGGCCGGCGCGGCCGGCGGCTTGGCGAAAAACGCGATCGAGGGCGGCCAGAAGGTGCTGCAGGGAGACGTGCTGGCCGGCGTCGGCACCGTGGTGCCGGTGGCGATCCAGAACCTGGTGAAGGCCACGACGATGTGGCAGACCGGCGAGTACCGCAACACCAAGGGCCAGAAGGTGATGGACGTGGACGCCGTCGACGCGGTGATGAAGGGGATCGGCTTCCAGCCGGCCGAGGTCGCGCGCGAGTCGGCTCGCATGCAGCAGGTGCAGCGCAGCGTCGCGCTGGCGAAGAACGTCGAGAGCGAGATCGCCGGCGCCTGGGCTCAGGCGCAGGCCGACGGCGACGCCGAGGGCGTCCAGAAGGCGCGGAAGCAACTCGCCACCTGGAACGAGGACAACCCGGGCACGCCGATCCGGATCACCGGCGCGCAGATCGTCAAGCGTGTGCGGGACCTGAAGGCGAGCCGGGCCGATCGCGCGGTGAAGTCCGCGCCGAAGGAGCTGCGCGGCATGGTGCGGGAGACGCTGGGCTGATGCTGTCGACCATCGCCATCGTTGCTGGCTACGTCGTGCTCATCGCGGGCACGGGGTGGCTCGGGATCATCGTGGCTGCCGTGCACCTCGCGGTAATGCTGCTTGCCGTTCCAAAACAAGCCCTGACACGGGAGGGTTCAAAAGCAACGATGCCCTCGACGAGCGAGGGCACCAAGGCATACACTGAACCACGGGCACACGGTTCCAGCCGTGCACCCGAGGAATCAGCGTAATGAGGTAATGGCGATGACAAACCGTGCCCAAGCTACTGGGAGGTCGTCATGCCGCAGCTTCCAGACCATGCTGGTTCCTTTCGTTAGTGCGGATAAACGAGCGCCGGGCATTCTTTGAACAGGGGCCCGGCGTTTCGTCATCGGTCGACTGACCGACTGGACGCGACTCTATACCCAATCTTTCGCGCGCGCAATATCCAGAGCGCGGCTGCTGCATTCCACCCCCGTCAGCCCGGGGCCGGGGTCTAGAGTTGCACCAAACTGACGGTGTTTCTCTAAGAAGATGACCTAAGTTGTTGATCTTGAACAATATTCCATAAGGAATATTTTGAAGAACATCTTCTAAACCATTGATGCCACTAGATTTATTCATATTGACCATCGCGTCAGTTTCAAACTTCCGCTTGAGTGCGGTTTTGACTTCTCGTCTGACAACGCATGGTGCGTTTGCCCACTTGTTTTTTTACGGGAATTTTTGTTGATCGTTTTTGTGATCTGCGTTCTTGTTGTGCGAAGAAGAGTTCTCATTTTGCAAGTTCGGAAGTTCACAAGAATTCCGGTTTGTTCTTTTGTTTGTTTGTTCT